GTCCCGCACGATCTGTGACGCTCGGGTCTTGATAAGATCATCAATGTCCGCCGTTCCAGACCGTATCAATTGCTTTGCTTCGATTGAAACATCGTCCATGTTCTTGGTCAGGTACTTAATCTTGTCAGCCTGTGACGCACCGTCCAGCATGTGCCGTATCTTGGCTTGCTCCGAATGGTAAGCGAAGTATTTCCAAATATCATCTGACCCTTGGTAGGCTTTCTCAAAACCCGCCGCAACTTTGCCGACACTTTTTGCCAGCTTACTGTCTACGGGCTTGCCTCTGACAGCCTCGATAAAGTTCTTTGGCCGAGGTTCTGCAGCGTTAGAGTACCCAATCCCTTTGCTTAACTGGTCTTGAATTTCCCTTAACTCTGCATTTGTTCCCAAGACTCCACGCCGTTGTGCGTCAGCTAGGTCATCAAATACAGCTTCACTGCCTTTGTTAAAGATATCCGATGTGACCGCAGTCACAGCATCTTTGAAATTGCTGCCTCTGCCAAGGCCCGGCCAATTACCGTTAGCCGTTGCAAAAGCAACAGCCGTTGTAAAGTTTCGCACCTGAGTGATGGGAGACAGAACAGTCTTGGCGTATTGAGATAAACCTTTACCCTTCAACGCTACACCTAAACCACCTCGCATAAGTTCAACCCCAAGGTTTGACTCGCCCATAATTTGGTTGGTCAAATCTTTGTATATTTGTTTTGGAACGTAGTGTCCGTCCAAGCTGCCCCAGCCTGTTCTCCCGACAAGCTTTTCTACTTGATCTGCGTCCTTGCCTACGGCTCCGATAACACTTGCTGCGCCGTCATCTCCGCCCAGTTTAACATAGCCACGGCGAACTAATTCTTTTTTCTGCGCCGCACTAAGGTCCGCCCCGTTACGAAAGAACTTCCCAATGCCTGTGTTTGTTTTAGCCATCTTAGCAACAGTGCCGAAGTAATCATCAATGGCGTTGAACTGAGCAAGGTCGGCAACAGTGCCAAGGACAGCGGCCCGTGGATCATCGATCTCTCCAAGAAGAGCGCGAAGCTGTGGGGCTATCTTTTCCCTGGTAATGAACATGCCTGTGTCCAAGCGGTCCTTCGCCACAAAGCCACCCTTTAGCTTTTCGTTTTTCTTCAAGGCGTATTTGTTCAAGAACCCTTCCCGAGCCATCTTAACTACAGTGTCGGTGGGACTGCCTTGTACTATAATTTTCTGTTTGTCCCCCGTCCCCGAACGAGCCAGACCATTTGATCGCAGGAACTGATCGTTGAATACGTTATCAACGTCCGCTCGAGCCAGAGCGGAAAGCTCTTTCCCGATTAAGTTTTTGTTTCTCCGGAAGAAACCGTCTGCTACTCTAAGGGTCTTCTCATCAGGGACATACTTCGCATCCTCAAAGATTTTATAACGCCGACGAACGTAGCTTCCCAGCCCGTCTTGAATAACGTCCTTAATCATACGACCATCTTTGGTCATAAAATTGTTATCACTTAGGAACTTACTGTCCAAAACACCTTGGCTCAGTGTGTCCACATGCTGGCGGATCTCAACTGCATCCCGTCTGATCTCTCTTGGGAGAGCTCTTAATGCCGTAGCCTTGTCCGCAGGGTCCGCGATGCGTAGGAAATCCAACACTTTGTTAAGGGCGTTTGCTTTCTCTAACGAACCACCGTCAGGCAAAGACTTCATAGTTTTGTCCAGAGACTTCTCTATCTTGTCCATCATCCGCCCAGCTTTATCCAAGTCAGGCTTGATCTGTCCGTCCAGCAACAAACGTTTGTCTGCAATTTGTTCCGGAGTAGCACCGCGATACCTAGTAAAGACAACCGCGTCCGCAATACCTTTTTGGAACCCAGACAGGTCATCTCCCGGTGCGTTCAATGTGCGCTTGTCCACCAGATCATCGAAATACTTACCCGCTGCGTCAATCTTTTTCTTGGTTCCCGCTGCGATATCCTTAGAAACCTTTGCATCGCCAATAGTTTTACCCGCCGCAGACAACCCACCTTGGATTGCCCCGCCAACAACACCAGCTTCTGCCAAGACCTTTAGGCGGTTTCCTGCCCGAGCAAGAGATTTCTCAGTGCCTTCCAGACCAATTAGGTCTGTAGTTTGAGTAGGTCCTGCCTCGACCCAATCACCAATGGTGGTTGAGTTATCACCGGACACGGCCATTTCTATGCCAGCAACTGCGCCAAGTTCCCTCAGTGCAAGGTTAGTGCGCTCAGTCTTAGAAAGCTTGCCTGTCTTACCAGCAAGCTGACGAGCTTTCATAAATCCTTTGCCGACTTTGCCAGCAACACCAACACCTGGAACAACAAACTGTGTTACTACTTCTGCGCCAACACCAGCAATACCCTCGGGATCAAACCCCGCCAAGTCTCGTAGGTACTCAGCACTTTCGGTTACACTGTCTGTGTAGTTAGTGCCTGCAACAAGGTCCACGCCAAGTGTTCCAAGGCCAATCACACCTTCACCGATGCCGATCAACCCAGAGCCAACGCCCTCTAACACTTCACGGCCTATGGAACCTTCAAAATACTGTTCTCTATTGCGCCCAGTTTCTTCTTCCGGCTGTAGATAAGGGTTAGAATTTTCAACAGGGGCTTGGGGTTTGTCCAAGTCTAGGTAAGGATTAGTAGCCATTTATAGCCCCTCGATGTTAACACCGTCTTGTTCAGCTTGCTTCAGAATCAACTCCCGTTGTCCGGGCTGCTGTTCCAAAGCTTCTTTAACCAACCGCAGTCGTTCCTCGGGGCTTGTTGGAGCCGCCGGAGCCGCCGGAGCCGCAGTCGGAACACCGCCGCCACCGCCATAGTAAGGAGCTAATGCCGCCGCCGCTTGCTGCATGGCTGTATCGATATCCACACCTCGAGCCGCAACAAGTTTACCAGCGAGATCACGAACCGCATCAGCAAAAGGCTCAAGTGGGGACATGCCGGACTTGCCGCCTGTCGTAGCCGCCGATCTAGCAGTAGCCGTCTTTTTGTATTCCCCTAGACCAAGCAGTACTGCCTCGGCAAAAGCGTCTGGGCCTTTGCCAATAGACGAGCCAATAGCTACGTCTGCAATACGTTTGTTGATTTCATCAATGTCATTGACATCTTCCATTCCAAACACTGACCGAGCAAACTCTTTCTTAGAGTCTTCTCCCAAAGGCATACCTGCTTGGTCGAGTACAGTGTTAACAATATTCTCGGTGTTATCTGTGGCAATTGCGGAGTCAATAGCGTCTTTGGTTTTTGCAGCTTCTACTGCTGCACGTTGCCTATCGTTTTCATAGGCCGCGTCAACCTTTTTGCCTAATTCTGTGTTGTCTAAATACTCGTTAAATCGAGCAAAGAACCCGTCAGATACAACCTCTTCCGCAATGGGCTCCTCAGTTATATCAACTTCTCCTCCGTCAGCCATCCGCATAGACGGATTACTGCTTGGGACAGGAGGACGTTCGAAGCCCATTGCGGAAGGGGTGGGCATTTGAACTTGCGTGGGCATAGGCATGGGCATGGGCATGGGCATGGGCGGAGCAAGGTTTGACATCTGCTCGGCACCAGCACCCATATTATTTTGGCCCGATAAGTTACCAACCTTTTGTTGGGACTCTATCAGTTCCGGAGAGGACGCCATAATGCCGCCCATCTTCTGTAGCTTTGATCGAGCGGGTCTATTGGCTGCGGCGAATAAACTGCGGTTGTATACGTTATCCATGACTATCCTTACCTGAGAGCACCAAGCCCACCGAAAATGTTCCCTTGCCCTTGTGCTCCACCATAAATGTTAGCCCCCGCCATAACATTTGACATGGGGCTGGCTTGTGGTGTTGCTGCTGCAGCGAGAGAAGTTCCGCTGGATGGTACGCCGGACAAGATATCTCTCATGTAAGAGAACCGTGAGAAGGGCTCGTAAGCTTCTTCTAATTGTCCTGCGCGTTGAACATCGTATTCTTTTTGTAGTTGGTTTTGTTCTAGTTGACCAACATTAAATAGCGAGTTTATATCGGTCATGCCCATACTTTGAGCCGCTTCGCCAAGTGCTCCAATGCCTGTACCCAAACCTTGAAATAATTGACCTGCGTTTTGTCCGCGTTTCTGTTGATTTTCAAAAGCAGATTGAGCTTGGTTTTGAGCTCCAGTGTATGCTGCAGAACGAAGCTGAGAACCAGTACGAGCTTTTTGGTCGATAAGGTTTCGTGTTAACTCTGACTCTTGAATAGCTTGGCGTGAACCACCAAAAGCCCCGGAACCAACAGAGGCTCCACGTTGTTTCATGTTTTCAAGAGAACCCGCACGATCAATGTCCGCATAGGTCGAGTCAATAACGTCCTCAACAAAAGGATCGTAAAAATCTTTGTACCCACCTTTGCGAACAGGATTACCTTCCGCGTCCAACTGGGCGTTACCTTCCGCGTCATACTGAATTTGACCAAGAGGATCATACTGATCCGTGCTGCCAGCAACCGAAGCTATGCCTTGGTCATAAGTGCTTTCAGCCTTATCAAGATAATCTTTGTACGCACCAAGTCCGCTTTCGTAGACAACCTCACCTGTTTCTGGGTCAGTGTATCCTGTCATCCTACGGATAGCGTCTGTCTGTGCGTCTGTAAAACGCATGACATCAGGGGCAGCAACGCCGCCCTCAGTTCCCTCTATAGGATTTCCGTACTGATCCGTCTTTGCTAAAGAAGCATCCGAAGTAAAACCGCTGCCATCAGCGGCCTCGTACATAGGGTTGCCTTCTTCATCTAAAACCGGATTTCCAAACAAAGGAGATTGTGCCGCAATCCCTGTGACCTCTCCCGTCTCTTCGTCGGTCTGGTATATGTTTGCCAGAAGATCTTTAAGAAACTTCTCCTGATACTCAGGCAGAAGGTTCATACTCTTGGTGATGTATTCCTCGGCCATTAGATTATACCCTCTGCTCAAATTGATTCATCATTTCGTACATCCTAGCCGCACCAGCCCCGCGATTCCCACCGCCAGCCCCCTTGACTGCGTCTGCCGTCATGACAAACTCACCATCCGAAAGTGCCGCCTCTTGAACGGGGCCTCCGTTCTGGTAAATAGTCGCAGGAATGGAATCACTGGTCCCTGTTCCGGGGCCCTCGATCATACCGCCCATGGCTCTAGTCTGGACTCTTGGAGTACCTGGGACCGCTGTCCCTTTGTAGTCAGGGCGTCTTTCGCCTGTATTGTACTGAGCTAATTCTGTGCCGGACATAAGGTTCTCAAACCGAGGTCGGCGTTGTTGATACAACATCTCCCTCATTATTCCACCCATGATCGGATTTGTTTGCCCGTTGGCGTCACTAATTCCAATGCCCTGCATTAAGTTCTGAGCTAGACCGCCCTGCATTGGGCCAAAGCCACCGCCGCCTGCGCCACCGCTTGCTATTGCGCTCATTGGGCCACCAGCCGTTGCCATACCGCCCATAGATCCGCCAAACAATGAAGCAATTCCCGCTGCTTGATTGGCGTTTCCGCCGCCAATAGCGTTTCCTATCAGGCCAGCTTTGCCCATAGTCCCCGCTGTTAGTGCGTTACCTAACCCCGATTGAAAAGCATCAGACAATGATCCTCCCTCGCCCAAGGTCCCGATGCCACCACCGATAGCCGCGCCCATAGGGCCACCTACCGCCATGCCTACAAGGCCACCTAAAGAAGATAAAAGACCCATTACCAAGAACCTCCACTTAAAGGCGGCATAGAAACCGGAACAGTAACATCTTTTGGAGCTTCTGTTGGTTTGTTTTCTTCCTCTTTTTTGCTCATACCACTATCCTCAATTCACCCGTTGCTGTTTTATATACATCATCTGCCGTCAAACCGCCAGCAATAGCTGCATTGTTGTTTGCGTACACACCTAGACCTGTAAGATTAAGAGAATTTGCTTTTATAGGGCCGGGGTTTTGCTGCTGTTGAGTATACAAGGAAAAAGCGCGTGTGATCTGCGCGGTATAATCTTGGCTATACTCGGTGGGGGCCGCAGCAAAGAACGGAACAGGGGTAGATTGTGACATTACCGTCTCCCGTCAGGGCGCATGTCAAGGCGCGTCGATCCGAGTCTCCATTGAGTTCCTACTTGGTTGGACTCTACTCGCAAAGACACTGATCGTCCTCGTATTCTAACGTCAAGCTTTTCGGTGTACTTTTCTACGGGACTAGCTACAGATCGTACCGTGTTTCCACTTTGTGTCTGCGTAGTGCCACTTCCAGGGTAAGTTCGTGCGTTTAGCGTGAATGTAGCCGTTGGAGTGCCCGTGGAGTTTCTAAACTCTATGTCTGGTATGATCTGTTTGACCGACATAAACTGCTGTCCGTCCCCTATATCAACACCGCTGGACTCAACAAAGCTACTTATTGCACTTGGGGGGTTTGTACTGCCATCTGAAAAACCGTTTTCTTGAAAATAAATGTTTCCGTCAGGAGATGCAGCAATAGGAAATCCGGACACCCCCCCTGCATCCCAAGCAGTTCGATCAATAGTGCCGTAAAACCAAATTTTGTCAGCGTAATTGTAGACAACATAACTATCGTTGTTCGAACTACTAGCCGAAGGATAGAACCACCACACCTCGTTAAACTCTGCGTTACTACCTGCAGTGACTTTACTAAGCTGTGAAACGTTTACGTTGTTGAATACATACTCTTCTACAGGGCATGGGATTAAAGTTACGTTACCGTCATAACGGTAAAACACATCGTTACCCATCCAGAAAACCGAATCTCCAACGGCTACCGCAGCGTTTTGGCCCACAATAGAAGTGTTGGTTGATACCTCTGTTATTCCAAAAGTAAACGGAGCACCAATAAACTGCATTGCTGACACAGAACGATCAGTAAACACAATAACTTGTTGTTTCGTCTGGACCGCAGCAATAATTTCTGACCCAGATCCAATCCGTAATTCACCAGCGGTGTTGGTTGCTGTCACACCCCAAACCGTAAAGCTTTCTTGGTTAGAAAACCTTATAGTTAGAGGATCTAAGTTACCAGCGTCAGCTTGTGGATCGCAGCCAAAAGCCAATACGTGCCGATCTTTTTCAGAAACCAGTACAATATTAGCAACTTGCGGCTGATTGGTTCCACTTACCGTAGTTATATTCACCGCTCTAGTGCCGACACCCGCAGAAGTATCCCAATAAAAAATACCCCCGCCCCGAACATTAGCTAGTAAGTCTTCCCCGAAATTGTCCATAGACCAAAGTCGCAAGGACGTACTCGGAATAGAAACATCTGCAGCGGATCCCCAAGTGCCACGACTGTATGGGCCAGCACTCCAACCACTACCTAACGCAGCATCGTTCAACCCTACGCTAATCTGATACTTAGCGACAGTGTTTGATCCGCCGTTTGCTGTGTCTGAACCGTTTGCAGTAGCCGTAGCTGTGATGGTATAAGAGTTGGCATTTACAACAGCCGTGACTTGATATTCTTGGTTTAGCACACCCGCAGTTATAAGACCGCCTAAACTTACTGCACCAGAGAATGTAACGAAGTCACCTAGAACGCAGCCATGGTTTGTGTCTGATACAGTAAGAACTGCGCTGCCAGAAGTTGCAGCAAAAGTAGCGTCTCCGGCCCCTGTGGTAGCACGTAGTGGGGTAATGTCTTGTGGTTCTGAACCATCTACAACGTAAAGTTTTTGAGACGTACCCGCCCCAATAAACCGCGTACCCGCCAACGAGGTCCAAGCGTGTAAGTCTCGGCATGTGCCGAGCATTGTAGTCGAAGTTAATCTAGTCCACCCACCGATTGTTTCGGGGAGCCCCAAACGAAACCGTATCTTATCACCGTCACGCCACCCGCCCTCGTTGGTGTAGTCCGTAGTATCTTGTACAATACCTGGCCGAAACTGGAGCTTTTGTAGTGTCATTTATAAACCTCCAATAGGATAACTACGAAATGGTCCCATAAGCAATTACGTTGCCCGTAACAGTTAAGTTACCAGAAGTATCCAGCTTCATTTTATTGCTGCCGCCGTAGCTAAACACTAAGTCGTTATTTAAAACCGCTGCAACCCAGTTGCTTGCTCCAGCCGATAAAGTTAACGAAGACCCAAGATCTGCAGCCCCAGAAAGGTCCAGCGTAGCCGCGTCTAACTCACCTGTAATCGTCAGGTTACGCAAGCTTGCTACATCTTTGTTTGCATCCGCTGTGACCGTTTTACTTGCTACAACCGTACCAACCGCTGCGCCAGTGTCATTGTAGTTTAACTCTGCAGCGGTAGACGTGACCCCCGTTAAAATGTTCAACTCCGCAGTGGAAGACGTGACACCGTCAAGTATGTTTAGTTCCGCTGCCGTAGACGTGACTGCTACACCATCAATAACCAAAGAACCTAAGTCCAAAGAACCTGTGATGTCTACAACCGCTGCGCCTGATCCCGCTCCATCAGAGTAAATAATTTTAGTGGTGTTGTTTGCCACGCTAATATTTGCCCCAGAACCCTGTGTAAACGTAGCAATCTGTCCGCTGCCGTTCTTAACAATGTAAATGTGTTGAGCATCGTTAGGGCTTATAGTTACCGTGTTGGTCCCAGAAGGAGAGCCACCAAGCACTAGAACTTTGTAATGTCCGTCAGAAACCGAGCCATCAGTAGTGGTCAGAGTATGGGATGTGCCGGACAAAGAAATTGAACCAACGCCGTTAGTCAAACGATCAATAATTGTCATATTATCGTTTACGGTGGTGCCCCATACAGATGACTGTTCACCGTTAGCAGGTAGTTCGATTCCTGCGTTTGTTGTATATGTACTAGGCATAAATCCTCCTCATGCTGCTATCGGCGTCCAAATGGTGCCGATGTCTGGAACGACAGGCCCCCATACAATTGATTTACCGACCTGACCTTGAGCCTCTACTCCATCAGGGCTGACGAATGCCGACCCTGCAATTGTTACGGAGCCTACAGCACCCGTACCAAAAACTCCAGTAGTAACTGCGCCAGCACCCGCTTGAGCGGCCACACCAGTTATGGAACCTGTTCCAGCCACACCCGTCACACTGAATACAGCCGAACCGTTAATTACAGAATTTCCAATCCCACCTGTAGCTACGACACCCGTGGGGGAGATAACCGAAACGTTTACAACCGTTACACTACCTACCGCCGATGTACCTGCTACACCTGTAACAGCAAATGAAGTATTACCAGATACTGTTACAGGGGAAACATTTCCGTTAAGCTGTCCCATAGCAACAGACGCAGTTGCACCAGCATCCACAGCAACTGAGCCAACAGACGCAGTTCCTTGCACACTACTAACTGTGAAAGCACTAGCGTTTCCCGTAACAATCGGAGTACCTGCAATAGAAGTGCCTTGCACCCCTGTTAAAATCAGCTGTACTGCTCCAGAACCCGCGCCTGCTAATGTAGCTTCTGAGTAAGATGAAGTACTAAACATCTGTGCGCTTGCCCATTACGTTACCTCAACCCAACTTGTTGAGTCTTCATCCCAGCGATACTTCTTATAAGGACCATCATCATCATCAGGATAAGGTGTTGGCGGCTCCCACCAACAAGTGTCTTGGTTTAAACTCCAACTAGGCCAAGGTTGTGGCTCATAGAAAGCATCCATGACATAATCATAATGATAGCCTATCCCTGCGTAATTTTTTCGCATAGGAGTTCCGCCAAGACTATGCTGACCCCCAAATGTATTATAGCTTGTTTGCACCCAAGTACCTTCTTGTGTGTCTATAAAATCTTTTTCAGCTACAATTACTGTAACAACCCTGCCGTTTTCAATTTTTGCAAAATGGCTCAAGCTACAAAACTCCCCGAAGAGTTATATCTTAGGATAGTGTCACTTCCACTGGTTGAAACACTAGCTCCAGACTGTGTGCCGCTATATACAGATGTAGCAACTCTAACAACTACCACTCCTGATCCTCCACTCGTGCCATTTTTGGCCGTGCCTGGGCTATTGTAAGAACCAGCCCCGCCGCCCCCACCAGTGTTTGCTGTACCCGCCGTTCCTACGCCAAATGTAGTTCCTGTAGAACCACCGCCACCGCCCGGTCTAGCAGGTGAGGTATAGTTTGTACGTTCTTGACCACCCGCACCGCCAGAGGCTCTTGTAACAGATGAGCCAGAAATTGAACTAGCTAACCCAAGACCCCCTGTTATAGTATTGGCAGTTGTGCTACGACTAATACCAGCACCGCCAGCACCGCCGCCACCGCCAGAGGCTCTACATGAGGGACTTACATTGGTAATAAAAATCCCCGGCCCTCCCGCATATCCTTGACCAGAAGTCGGAGTTCCCCCTGCCAAAGATGAATTGACGGTCCCACTCGAACTTCCACCTCCTGAACCTCCAGCGGTGCCAGCATTTCCACCCTTAATAAAC